TATCTCTGACGCCTTTGCCAAGATGGAAGATGGTGCAAGAAAGTCAGCAGTTGCGCAGACTGTATTGGGACGGACTGGAATTGACTTAATTCCAACCCTCAATCAAGGTTCTGACGCTATTAAAAAACAAGTAGAGCTTGCAGAAAATATGGGCTATACATTCAGCAAGATCGAAGGGCAACAGATGGAGGAGTTCACCGATGCGATTGAGAAGATGGAGACATCTTTTAAATCTCTCTGGGAGAATGCTGTCATCAAGTTAACACCATCACTGACTAACCTGGCTGAGAAAGTTACTGATGGGATGTTTGACGTTAATGAGCAGTTGGAGAAGTGGCTAGAGAATAATGATGATATAATTACTGAGGGGTTTCCCAAGTGGGTTGCGGGGACGACAACGACAGTTGGTTTCTTTATTACCTCACTCTCTATAGTAGTTGAGACTCTGGAGGATATCATTGACCTACAAAAGACAGCTATAAAAGACAGCCCTTTAACGATGCCTAATGAGGAGTTACTACCAGAATTATATAAAGAAGGAACTCCAGCATATGAAAAACTACAGGCACAGAAAAAAATTAAAGAGCTAGAAGGTTATCTTGCTTTCGTGCAAGAGGGGCGCAGACCCGGTGGAGAGGCAATGAAAGGTTTTGCACTGCCAGATACAGGGGCTCTTGTAGATACAGGGGCTCTTGTAGATACAGGGGCTCTTGTCCCAGAACAGGCTGAAGAAAAAATTAAAGCCATTGGCGATGAATGGGAGAATGTTTATGATAAGCTTAGTGTTAAAGGTATTAAAACTTTTGCCATATTAAATAGTGCTGTTTCTGGGTGGGCTTCAAATTTTGGAAGTAATCTAAATGATATGCTATGGGGTGCAGAAATATCATTTTCCGGCATACTTCAGTCGTTCGGTAAAATGATTACACAAATGATTATTCAGTTAACTGTAATAGAGCCATTAATTAAAGGTATTTTAAATTTTGGTTTTTCCAGTACAAATTCTTTTGGACAGACTACTCATAGGCAATTGGGAAGGCATACTGTTACTACAGGAGATGGTAGTCTTGGAGGGGGTTTCTTTGGACTAGCTGATGGAGGAATAGTTAAAGCAAGACCTGGAGGCAGCCTATTTAATATAGGTGAAGGAGGGCAAGACGAAGCAGTTATCCCTCTTGATAGATTAGGGCAAACAGGTGGCTCCAATGTCGAGATTAATATTATTGGCGCACCAGAAGGAACTAAAACGGAGGAGAGTACTACGTCTGGAGGCATGAGAAAAATTGACGTTATTCTAGATGAGAAGATGGCTAATAATATACGCTCTGGGTCTAAAACATTCACAGCGATGACAAAAGCTTTTTCAAATTTAAGTCCACAATTAGCAGGGAGATAATATAAAATGCCTGAGACATATCCAGCGAGTTTACCGCAAAGACATTTTAGAGGTGTGACAGAGGAGAGGCAGACAGCCACTCTCAGGTCACAAATGGACTCTGGCGCCCCTAAAGTGAGGAAACAATTCACAGCAGCTGTAAGGAATATTGATATCCCAATGGTATTTACGGCAGCGCAGAGAGCTGTTTTTGACACATTTTTTATCACAACATTGAATGAAGGGGCAAGCTCTTTCACATGGGTTGACCCTGTTGATGACAGCACAAATATAACATATAGATTTAAAAAGCCACCGAAGATGACAAAGGTGGCTGGAGAATGGAAGTGTGTTTTTAATCTTGAGGTACTACCATAATGGCAATCACAAACGCACTTAAAGAGGCAGCATATGCACAAGAAACAGATGATGTATTTCTTGTGTTGCTCACGATTACCCATGATGATATCACTCCTATCAGGGTGGTTAATAATAATGAAAACATAACAAGTGACAGTAATTTATTTGTCGCTTATCCATTTGAAATAACTCTCCCAGACTCAACTGGAGACGGCACACCATCGGCGCAGTTAATAATTGATAATGTTTCAAGGGAGATTGCTGAGAGTATAAGAAATATCACGACAGCACCGAAGGTCTCAATTTCGGTAATAAGGGCAGCAGACCCAGACACGATTGAAATTACATTTGCTCCTTTTACTTTACGAAATGTTAAATGGGATATGATGAAAATCTCAGGTGATTTATCAATGGAAGATATAGCTCATGAGCCTTTTCCGATTGGTCAATTTTCACCAGCACAATTCCAAGGATTATTTGCAATATGAATATCAATGAATTTTGTCGGAAAGCGGTGGGAGTCCCTTTTAAACCTCACGGCAGAACGTGGGGAAATTGGGATTGTTGGGGTTTAATTTGTGTAGCATATAATGAATTATTTGACATTGAGTTACCATCATACACAGATGATTACACAAGCACAAAAGACAGGGAGTTACTGGCAGAGCTTTACCTAAAAGGTCGGGAGTTGTCTTGGCATAAAGTTGATAAGCCTGAGATGGGTGATATCGCTTTTCTCTATATGTATGGCAGAATGTGTCATGTGGGTTTGGTTGTAACTGATGAAAAAATACTCCATGTCGAACATGGAATTAATACTTGTCTACAAAGAATGAAAGATTTTAGGGTTGAGGGGATATATAGATATGGTGGTTAAAAATGAATTGGTCAAACCAGAAGGTGTGAAAGTGGTAGCAGTGTCACATCCATTTAAGGTACAGAGGGTGGACATGGTTGTGGCTGATAATAATTCTTTAGGCGATATCCTTGCGTTGGCGCAACCTGATACATTTTTGCGTAGACACGCTCACATTTGTTTGAATGATAAAATAGTACCGAGAAGTGAGTGGGAGGCTGTATATCCAAAGATGAACGACATTGTTACTGTCAGGGTTGTGCCTATGGGTGGTGGAGGAGATGGCGGCAAGAGTCCTCTGAGAATTATTATGACAGTGGCGATTATAGCAGCATCAATTTATGCTCCTACTTTGATGGGTATATCAAGTAAGGCCATGATACCGCTTGGGTGGGGTGTGGAAATAGCAACATCAACAGTGGTTAGTGGTGCAATAATGGGACTGGGCATGTTAGCAATGAACGCTTTAGCACCGCCGAGGACACCATCTGCGCCAAGCATGGGTATGCTCTCCGGAACAGGGAATAGAGATTCACCCACACTATTCATCGAGGGGGCTAGAAACAGACCTAACCAATTTGGCATTATACCGGTTGTTCTTGGCACTCACAAAAGTGTACCTCCTCTAGGTGCAAATACTTACACTGAGATTGTAGGTGACAACCAGCATTTGAGAATGCTGCTTGTCTTTGGATATGGCAGATTAAAAATAGAAGATATAAAAATAGGCAACACACCTATTGGGGAATTTGACGACATTGAATATGAGATTATGGAGGGGGTTAGCGGAGACCCTGACATCACTATCTTTCCAGACACAGTTGGACAGGCGGAATTTTCTGCTCTTTTAAAACAGGAGGATGGTTGGACAACTAGAACCTCTGGGAGGGATGCCGATGAGTTAATTGTAGAAGTCGTGTTCTCTCATGGTCTTGTCAGTTTTAATGATGCTGGCAATAGGACGGGCAGAACGGTTGACCTTGAGATACAGTACAGGGAGACAGATACGGATGGCGATTGGTTGAATCCTAATTTATCGGTCAGCGATTCAAAGATAAATTCTGTCACGACTTTGGTTGAGGCTGGTTATCAAACCACAGGCATGAAATGGATAATGGTACGGGATTTACCTCCTAATGAGAGAAAACAATATCATCATAGGGCGTATAACCATCTAGTGTGGCGAGAGTACACTTATACTGCGTATTCAAAGGTATATGATACCATTACAGATTCAACCTCTACTCAGATAATTACAAGCGGATTAAATGCACTACCAGAGCCGTCTGTAATTAGAGCCACCTCTGGAGGTTTAATCCACGAAATAGATGCAGTCCAAGTAATCGTTGAAGGTACAGACACAAGTGATGTTTTCCAGACAGAAACTCTCCCAGTGTTTACAGCAGGGTCAGCCACATCGGTCACAGGCTCAAAAGTATTTAAGACAATTACAAAAATAACTACACCATCTCATGGTGGTGGTGTTTTAGGAGTTACAATGACGGACAACTCCTCAAGTGTAGCGAGATATGGCTACCAGTGGAAAACGCCATCAAGGGGTCAATATGATATCAGGTTGAGGAGGACTACAGCAGACGTAGATTCTACAAGAATATTCGATATGATGCAATGGTCGACAATTAAGACAGTGACAGACGAAGAGCCTATTGACTTTCCGTTCCCGCTTGCAAAGATGGCTTTAAAAGTCAGGGCAACAAATCAACTCTCAGGAGTAATAGATAATCTGACTGCAAAGGTGAGCAGTTATATGCTTGACTGGGACGGGTCAATATGGGCAGAGGGAGTATCAAGTAATCCAGCGTCAATCTTTAGGCACGTACTACAAAGCAACGCAATGGCATCTCCTTTAGCTGACAGTAGGATTGACCTATCATCTCTCCAGACATGGCACACTCACTGTGCAAGTGAGGGGTATGAGTTTAATATGGTCAGGGATTTTCAAAGTAGTGTCTGGGAGTTATTGTCGGACATCTCTATTGCAGGTAGAGCCACACCAGTCCAGATTGACGGCAAATGGGGAGTGGCTATTGATAAAGAACAGACTATTCCTGTGCAGCATTTTACGCCTAGAAATTCATCTAGTTTTGAGGCAGAGAAAGCTTTTGTCGATGTGCCTCACGCACTCAGAATGCGATTTGCAAATAGGGACACCGACTACAAACAGGATGAACGCATAGTATATGATGATGGATATAGTTCAGAAAACGCAACCGTATTTGAACAGTTAGACTCCATCGGGATGACAGACGCTGATCACATTTGGAAGCATGGTAGATTTAATCTCGCTCAAATGCGCTTAAGACCTGAGAGGTGGACACTCAATGTGGACTTTGAATATCTGGTAGCAAGACGTGGAGACCTTGTACTCATCACTCACGATGTACTACTGGTAGGGTTAAAGGCTGGAAGGATAACGGCAGTCCAAGTTGACGGCTCTGGAGATTGTACAGGGGTGACAGTTGACGAGACACTTACGATGGAGAGCGGTAAGAGTTACGGACTGAGTATTAGGACAAGAGACAATGCAGGGTTAACAAGAGGGATAACGCTCGACGTGGGAGACCAGACGACAGTTGTTTTTGACTCGGTAATTGACTCAGCAGACATACCAGTGGTGGGTGATATTTTTGGATTTGGACTGGCTGACTCAGAGACGATAAAAGGCTTATTGTTGACCGTTGAGCCTCTTGGAGACTTACAGGCAAGGTTGACAATCGTTCCATATTCTGACGGTATTTACACAGCAGACACTATATCTCTCCCTGATTTTGAATCAGAGGTAACTTCTCAATCCTTTCTTCCGGAAGTGACTATTTTAAACACAAGGACAGACGAGAGTGTTCTAAAACTAGGAGCTGGTTATACTCTTATACCCAGAATAGGAATCTCTTATGGAACTATAAATGGTTTTCCCGACGCAGTTGTAGAGGCACAGATAAGGGTAACAGGGAGTGAACAGGATTTTAAACCAGTTGTATTGTCATCTCAAACGGACAGCGAGATAATAATTGAAGATGTGGAAAACCAGGGGACTTATGATATTAGATTGCACTGGGTTAGCAAGGGGATTATAACTACAGGAGAGTGGTCGTATAGCAACGCAGTCTATGTGATTGGGCAGACCAATGCACCAAGTCCATTGAGCAATTTAAATATAAATACATTTGGATCTTTAATACTATTAAGGTGGGATGCGCTGGAAGATTTAGACGTAAGGTTTGGAGGCTCTGTAAAATTCAGACATAGTAAGGAGACTACAACTGCTGATGCCTCATGGGGGGAGTCGGTAGGTATTGGTGAGGCGAGCAAAGGAACTGACCTGAGCGCATTGCTGCCTTTAAAGGCTGGTACATATTTAGCAAAAGTATTTGATAAAGGACAGAGAGCGAGTACTGTTGTTAAAGTGTCCACAAAGCAAGCCAACGTATTAGCGTTTGCTAATGTGGATTCTTTGACAGAAAATCCTAGTTATTCAGGAACGCATACAAATACAGTAGCTTCTGACAACATTTTAAAACTGGCATCGGCTGGATTATTTGATGATATAATATCTTTTGATGCTGTTAGCAGTGTTGATTATTATGGTGGAAGCGAATCATCGGGGGTTTATGATTTTGCAGCTGGCTTTGATTTTGGGTCAGTTGAGAAGGTTAGAATCACAACTGATATAGGTGTGATCGTGTTCAATCCGCTGGACAACCTCGACGACAGAACAACCAGTATTGATGCGTGGGAGGACTTTGACGGCACTGATTCTACATCTTGCGATGCAAGGGTGCAGGAGAGGCACACGGATGATGACACGAGCGGAACTCCCACCTGGAGTGAGTGGCAGAATATTGAGAGTGCTGAGTTTGATACAAGGGGTTTTGATTTTAGAGTTAATTTAACATCTGACGACAATGCTTTTAATATTAAAGTAGATACGTTAGTTATAGAGGCAGAGGAGGTTGTGTAATGAAAATAGCAATTTTAGACAAGAATAAAGTGTTGATAGGATTTTCTTCAATTAATTCTAAAGGATACGATGAGAGTGGAAATTCAGCGGAAGGGCAAATTGAAGTCCCTGACGATTGTGATTTAGCTTTAAATAAATACAGATGGACAGGGGTTACTTTTATGCCTCTCGGATTTGGTCATGGCAGACCCTCTCCGAAGCCTGAAGGATTAGATAAGGACAATGTTTTTTATCTACTCATGAAAGCACTTGTAAATAATAAGCCTATACCCTCTGAGTGTAAGGAGTGGGTCAGGTGGTATGAGCAGAGTATTAAAAGAAAAATAAATGACGAATTAAAATTAGGAGGAAAGCAAAATGCAACATGACTATAATATTGCAAATAGTGACGGAGCTACAGTTAGGAGTGATATCAACTCTGCACTCCAAGCACTTGCTGAATGCAGTAGTGGCGCGACAGCACCTTCAACCACATTTGCATATCAATGGTGGGCTGACACGGCTAACGATTTATTAAAACAGAGGAACGCTGCTAACTCAGGTTGGATTAGTGTTTTAACACTAAGCACTGGAGCGGTTACATCGGGAGGTATTGCAGATATTGTAGACGATACATCTCCAACACTGGGTGGTGCTTTAGACTGTGATGATTTAGAAGTTGGCAAAGCAAAATTAAAAGACTACGGAGAAACGCTGACAACAGCAAACACAAGTACAGCATATACAGTAGACTTGACTAGCGGAAATGTTTTTGAGTTAACCCTTACAGGGAATTGTGTATATACATTTTCTAATCCTCCTGCAACTGGAATAGGTGGCTCTTTTACTTTAATACAAAAGCAAGATGGCACAGGGAGCAGGACTGTCACATGGCCAGCAAGTGTAGAATGGGCTGGAGGGACTGCCCCAACCATTACAAGTACAGCGAGCAGTGTGGATATTTTTACTTTTATAACTACCGATGCAGGTACTACATGGTATGGCTTTACTGCTGGCCAAGACTTTAGCTAATAGGAGATGGTGTAAAATGGTAATGGCGAGAAGGATTATGATGGGTGCTGGCATTAGTGAAGTGTTTACAGTGGCCACAGGCGGAACAATAACCACTGACGGAGACTATAAGATACATACATTTAATTCATCTGGGACATTTACAGTAACGACACTAGGAGAAGATGACACAGTGCAATATCTTGTAGTCGGTGGCGGTGGTGGCGGTGGTTCTTGGTGGGGAGCAGGAGGAGGTGCTGGAGCTTATCGGGAGGCAACTGGTCACACTGTGACAGCAACTGCCTACACGATTACCGTCGGCTCTGGTGGCAGTGGAGGTAGTAGTACAAAAGGCTCTACAGGTAACGATTCTACATTTAGCACTCACACCTCAAATGGTGGCGGTGGCGGTGGTTATTATTCTGGGAAGAGCGGTAATTCTAACGGCAATGCGTCTGGTGGCGGTGCAACTGGGTCAGGCTCTGGAGGGTCTGGCGGTACTTATGGTAATAGCGGAGGCTCTAATACGACTGGTGGAAACGCTGGAGCAGGTGGCGGTGGCGCAGGGGCTGTCGGGGTAAATGCTTCTGGTACTACGGCTGGTGCTGGCGGTGCTGGTTCTGCAAGTTCAATCACTGGCTCCTCTGTATACAGAGGTGGAGGCGGAGGAGGAATGTCAGATGGGGGTGGAGCAGGGAATCAAGGTGCTGGTGGTACAGGGGGCGGTGGTGCAGGTCAAGATCCCGGTAATGGTAGTGCTGGAACTGTTAACACAGGTGGAGGTGGAGGTGGTGCGAAAAATAGTCCTGTTGTTGGTGGCTCTGGTGGCTCTGGCGTAGTTATATTGAGATATAAATATCAATGATATAAGGGGGGAGCAATGGCTCATTTTGCAGAAGTAGACGAAAATAATATAGTGACAAGGGTAATTGTAGCAGGGCAGGATTTTATAAATTCTGGTGCTGTTGGTGATTCCTCCAACTGGATACAGACCAGTTATAATACAAGAGGGGGGATACATTATACTCCTAATAGTAGCGAAGCTGATGATAGTATTGCTTTCAGGAAGAATTATGCAGGGGTTGGCTTTACCTACGATAGTGACAGGGATGCTTTTTACGAGACACAACCCTATCCATCATGGACATTAAATGAAGATAGTTGTTTGTGGGAAGCTCCAGTACCTTATCCAGATGGTGACGAAATGTATAAATGGAATGAAGATAAACAAAACTGGGATTTAATTGAAAGAACTTAATTGGGAGGGTTTTAAAATGGACAAAATAATTATAGCGGTATCTTTTGCACTTATATTATTTGTAGGCTGCGAGGCAATCCCTACAATAAAGCACGACAGTGATAAGGCTGACAAAGCGGTTGAGGCTGCCAAAGATGCTGTAAATTCCGTAGAGGTGGAATAAGATGGAAAATACTGTCATGGAACTTGTGGGATGTCTTAAGTGGGAGATTCTCTTTGTGTTGTGCCAGTGCATGCTAGCGGCTTATATAATCCTAACTATCAAGGCTTTTCTGTTTAATGAGTTTGCGTATAGAAAATTCAGAAATAGCTTGTTCATATCGGTAGGTGCGAGGGTGAGGATGGTGCTTGGAGACACGCTTGTTGACGGTAAGATAGTCGGTGTCAATCGCAGTACAATTAAGATTGACATTGACGATGCAACATTATTTATACCCACAAAACTTTTCCCACAAGAGAGGTGGGTGGTGGTGAAGTAATTATATTTTAATAATATTAAAAAAACAAACGGCATATTTATCATGGAAATTGACAGGCTATACGAGGTAACTTTGAAAGTTGATATACAGTACAAGGGCGATGAATTGCCTGATGATGAGTATGTCATCAAGCCTATTGTCAGCTATATCAAAAAAAAAGTTAAAACATATAAACATGATTATATAATTACTCAACTTGACGTCGGTGTTGGAGAAATTGAGTTGGAGAATGATGACGATTTTGACGAAGAAAGGGCTTAATAATGGAGGAACTAAGAGATGTTATTATCCGCACCGATGAGGCTGTTAAGAATTTGAAATCAGCCTTTACCCGACACGAACGAGATGGAGAGAGCAAGTACAAAGAGTTATTGAAGGGTGCTGGCTCCTGTCCTGAGAGCCCTCATATTGAAAAACAGAATGGCAAAATAGACCGTCTTATTGCTCTGGTTACAAAAATTGAAAACAAACAGACAGTCACATGGTCGGGGCTAGTACGAGCTATTGTGACAATCGGGGGCATTGTGGCTATATCGTTTGGAGTGATGTCTTATTTTAATAAGAGTCATGGTGAGGAAGTCCAGCAAGAGTGTCCAGCGCATGAAAATATAAAAGTATCTGA